CTAACTCAATGCGGAAATCCTCAATCATGCCGCCTTCCTCGGGTCAAACTTGCCTATCACCGGAGCCTGCTCCATGGCCGGATACTTACCCGGAAACGCCGCTTTGTCCCTGATCTTGACGATGGTCTCGACAAAATCACACCTTGCCGCCCATGCCACGCATATATACGGGTCGGTCGATTGCGGGTTGTTGAACTGCACGCGCTCTATCCATGTCTCGATAAGCCTATCTGGAATTGCCAGGTAGTCCTGTTCCTCGTTGCGCGCGCTCTCCGGTGTAGGTTGCAGCCGGTGGCGCGGGAAGCATCTGGTTAGCCAATCTTGGATAAACTTCATTCTTTAACGTCCACGATTACAGGCGCATCTTCCCAAATGCGCACGGCGCCGCTAGCGCCCCTAACTGGCCTACCACAATATTCGCACTTGCTGGCAGCGTAGAAGTTTAGCATAGCGCACCATTTGCAAACCCACTGCTTTTTCATGCTGCCGCCTTCCCGCCCTGCATGACCTTCAGGAACGGCGCCGCCTTGCCCAATGCCTCAGCCCCGCCGGCCAGCTCCTGCTTGTTTATCATGTCCTGCTGCGCCTCTGCCCTGCTCTGTCTCAATGTGGCAATGTCCCGCCCGCTTCTAATCGGCCCGCTTGGCACCTTGAGCTTGCGCGCATACTCACCCCAGAAATCATCCCAATCGACCAAATCAAGCACTTGGCTGGGCTGGCCTGTCGATGCCATCTCCGCTTGAGCATGAGTCATTATCCTCATGCTGAACTCGTCCATGGCCTGCAATTCGTCTATTACCTGCGTGGTAGCTAGCGGCGAGTCGAACACTACGTCGATCTTGCCGCCCTCCTGCAACATGATATCGGGCGGGGGACTGAACTCCCCGGCCGCGTACATGGAATCGAATAGCAAATCGATGAACGGCTCTAAGAACTGATTCATGAAGTTGCTGTATATCGACGCAATCAGCCTGAGGATATGCCGCTCCATCTGCGCGCGCTCATATGCGGTCTGCTGGTGTGAGCCCTCGGCGGATAGGAGTTGCTGCAATTGCTGAATCAAATAGCATTGGTGGATCGCCTGGCGGAGCATTTCCTCGTTGATGTTGGCCACCTCGGGGCTGCCGCCGCCGTTGTATTGAAAGAATGCATCGCTGAGCGGGCGCCCTAGGGTCCAGTTAGCCTGTAAGAATGAGCCTGGGACTAGGTTTTGCTGTCCAAAGAGGACTTGACTCCGAACCATCGTAACAGGACGGATCTTAAGCGCCCAGTCTTCGAAGGACATGCGCTTACCAGTGGATAAGGTGATGAGGTCATTAAGCGCAATATCGCCTCTTCCTCTGCCGTAGGGTTCCCCAAACATGCCCCCTTGCCGCGGACTGAGGCTTGGCATCTTGTCGAAGCCCGTTTCTTCGTTGATGTACTTCGCTTCGTGCTCAACCCAGCAGGCTTTAAACTTGGTCTTTTGCTTCTTCTTGTCGCCATACTCACCGTCTTTGCGCGGGCTGATTAGGTAAATGAACTTGAATTGCTGATCGTGCTTCTTGTCGTTATAGGCCTTACGGACCTTCTCCGATACGTTATCAATGCCGAACCGCTCAACAGCCGCCAGCGCCGTCCACATGCGCTCTATGCCGTGCATGTGGGGCTTGCCCCATGTGTCCCAGCCGGTAACAAAGCGGCCGGCAGCGTCAAAGCCTAGATTCAAGCCCCTGTAACCCTGCACCGGCGCATAGTCTACGAACTGGCGCTCCTCAACCAACCCGGCGCCACAGCCAAAGCCATACCAATCTTTGATGATTTGGAATTCATGCTCGTAGAAGTTAGAGCGGTCTATCTCGCTCGACATCCTATCCGCGGTTTCCTCGGTCCACTCCCTAACCTCGTCCTGCTCGTTCAGCGGGTCATTGCGGTCCTTGAGCCTAAACCATTTCTTGCCCGGTGATGTAGACTGCCCTTGAATATAATGCGCGCTTAGATCATGGGCGAATATGCCTTGTGAATCATATACTTGCGTCATCCATGATTGGCCCTCTGTAGGGTCCGATATGCTTGAGCCGCGGCTGGGATCAACGTAGGGCGCCAGGACATCGATAATGCTGTCACGGCCCACGCGGGCTGACTTGAGCGCGTCGTATTGCTTGATGACGAGATCGCCGTTGATTGGCATTATTGCTTGTGTGTCTTTCTCACTTTGCGAATAACAGCTCTAACCGACACGTAATGCTTGCACTTACACTTCGGACATTTAGCCGAGCCCCCGGAATAATCGTCGTGCTGGTCATGTCCGCAGTTATCACACCGTCTTATTGCCATCAGTACTCAACCATCTCCTGCGCTTCTTCGAATTCGCGCAGATAGCGCCACCAATCATCACGCGCCGGATCTGGGTTAAGGCTCTCATATATCCGGCCCTTCGGCACTTCGAAAAACGAAGCGGGGAGCGTATTAAGCATATTAGGCCATGGTTCAATTATCGGCATTACGCCCCCGTGCTAGTCTTGAGCCCGCTGCCCACCACCGTTGAACTATAACTCGAGCCCGACGCCCGCAACCGCTCTCTATTCATCATCGCCTTGGCCTCCTCGGGGTTCTGCTTCTTACCAGGCGTGGACTTAGGCTTAGGCGGGGGCATGAACATACTGGCCATTACTGCGCCCTCCGTGGATCAAACTTGACGTTGCTCGTGATAGAGCGCGGGATTACACGCGGGTCAAACTGGGTGTGCATGGTGAGACTGGGATAATCGGCGTGATCGAAGTCCGACATGGCCGCGGTTCTCAGCGCATCGGCGCAATGGCTAGACCAATCATGCAGCGGCTTATCTTTGAACTCTCCGCGCTTCTCGTCCCATTCCTTGCGGTAGGACTTGAGCGCGTTGATACCCTGGCTGCACTTCTGCTCATCGAACCAGCAACGCGGCAACATGGCCCGGACAGCGTTAATGCCATCGTCGACATGCTCCCCACGCGGAACAACATCAATCGGCCTGATGCCTAGCGCCTCGGCTACATCGCGCCGGCTCTTGCCTGTGCCTATCTCCCGGCTTTCAGCATCATGGGGCATGTAATGGCGGTTATAGGTATATGGCTTATCTTTCAACAGCTTGGCGTAGTAGGCCATTCCTTCGCCGCTGGTCTCGTAATAATCGATGAAATGCAGTTCTTTACCCACCCGCTGGCAGAACCAGATTGACATGGCATCGCCTATGCCCAAGTCCCAGAAGGTAAATACCTGAATATTGGGATCATGCGGCACGCTGGTAATTCTGCCTCCCGCCTCAGCCTGGCGTAACTGATCGCCATAGTAGGCGCCGATAATGGCCGACTCGAATGAGCACTCGAACTCCTGGTCGTATTGCTCCTGGCTCATCAAGTTGCGGGCCGCTTCCAATTCCTTAGCCGGCACGATGCCAGTCTCGCTGGCCTTGAACGTGGCCGCATACCAATCATCGCTGAACTTGGCTTCCTCGTAGAGCTTGAAAAAGTGATTCTTACCCCATGGCGTGCCAATGAATAGCGCCGAGCCTTCACGGTCGACTAAGGCAGGCCGGATAATCTCTGGGAATACTCTAGGATTGATCTGTGCGTATTCGTCCAGCACCACCGCGTCAAGGTAAATGCCCCGCAAGGCATCAGGATTGTCAGCGCCGTATAACGATATGCGCCCACCGTTGGGGAGATCCGCTCTTAGCTCTGATTCATTGAACGTCACACCAGGTATAGGCTGAGCGTAAAAGCGGAGATAATCCCATGCTATGGCCTTAGATTGCTTGTAGAGCGGCGCCAGGTAGGCAACACGAGGCCTTGGCTGCTTACACTGCGCAACGGCCTTGATTAAGTGATTAACAGCTAGGACAGACTTACCGAAGCGGCGATGACATACCAGCACAGACCAGCGCTTGAGCGCGTTGTGGATCTCAGTTTGAAGCGCACGGGGCTTGTAGGGGATTATGACTCTACCCATGATAGCTCTATCGGCCCGCCATCCTTGCCGCTAACCTCAACCTGCTGCGCTTTACGGGAATGAAGATAAGGCGCCGCGGCCTTGCCGCAATCCAGCCTGATAAATAACTCCTTGGTCTCATCCCGCATGGTCTCAAGCAGGAATTGCAACGGGCTTTTACCCCTCATCAATTCCTCAAGGGTCTTGGTTTTAGCGTTAGGAGTGCCTTTCTTACGGCCTCCTGTTTTAGGCTTAGGCATGTCTACTTTTCGCTAAAGTAGAGAATCAGCACCTTCCCCGCATCAACCACTCATCCCAACGCGCTAACTCATACTCATCAAAGCGTTTTTCCATATTCGATACGTCAACCCATAAATAGCCGACGTGAAAAGTCTGGTTGCAGCTCCAGATATTATAAGGGGCTTGTGAGTCGGTTTGGTGTTGCTCATCCATGGCTTATACAAACGAAAGCCAAGCACCCTGGAGTAAGATGCTCGGCTTCGCCGCGCCTGAGGAGAAAAGAACGGGGATTATCTGCACGAGTACCACTATAGGGACGAATGATAACGATTGTCAACAACTATTTTACAGCCTTCAGCCGCTCAATCTCGGCCGCCTGCTCTTTGTGATAATCACATTGAATCACCGGAGCGCTATCGTCATCGGCCTCAAACACGCAGATACAGCGATTAACCGCCATGCCTGCCGCTTTTTGGATGACTCGCTTGAGCTGGGCAAGTTCGCGTTCAACTTGAATCGCATATCCACGCAATCTATCAAACTCTTTACCGTCATCGTCTACCAACTTTTTCAGCCGCTCAATCTCGGCCCTTGCCTCGTCTAACTGCTTCATTGCCCCGTTCTTGATCTCACGCACCAACTCAAGGTCGGCAGCATCAGCCCTGAGGCGGGCGGCGACGGCTGGACGCACGCCGTAACAGCAATTTCCAGAATGAAATCTGATACCAGCATAATCCTGACATAGCCTATGACACGGGATCATTTCGATTACTTCAGCATCGTATTTATCCGGCTCGCTCATTTCAGCGTCCTTTGCCGCTTAGTCTCGGCCTCGTGACATGGCTTACAAAGCACTTCGAGCTTTTGAGGATCTACCAGTAAGTGCTTGAATATGTATTCAAGTATCTGATTCCATTCAATTCCGTCCAAGTGATTAACCTCAACATACACCTCGGCGCCCTTCTTCCGGCTCTGCTTAACGCCGCAGAACTGACAGCTGTATTTGTCGCGCTTTAGTGCCGCCTGCCGCTCCCTGGATCTCAGCCATAGTTTGCGCAAAGCCGAGCGCACTTGTGAACGTGGGGTGGCTGATTGTCTCTTTCCCATGCTAGCGTTCATCCTGAGGCACGCTAGGCCCATTAGAATCGGTTTTGGCTGGCATCGTGAAAATCCCCCTATTCCAAGCCTAACGCACGTCGCTTAGCCTTGAACTTGTCAAATGTTGCCCGATACTCGCCATTGCCGAATATGTGATTCTCAACCGCGTCGATATAAGCCAAAAGTAATTTAATATCCTTGACCATCTCGGCATCACGACAAGTATTCGCCACAATCCGTATCTCATCCAACTTTGTCATTGTGAAATTTCCTTTTATCGTCATGCGTGAAAATCCCTTTCATGCTTCTCAAGCCACTTAATCTCGTTAAACTTAGCCGAGCAGCCCAGCCGGCACATGAGATTCTTCGCGAACGGGTTATTTTCAGGCTGCTTGCGCTGCTTTAAATTAACCCCGGTGCCGGTGAGCCCGCCCTTGCGATGGTGGCCGCCATTACAGGTGCGTGGTTTGCGTTTGGTGGTCATGCTCATCCCCCTGATTTCGGACACACCCGTTAGCCGATAAGCTTCCTAACTTTATCCGGTAATGCCTTTACGTCAGATTCTTCTAACTGCTTCATCCACCCAACTTTAACCGGCAATCTATCCATGCCGTTCTTAGTTTGCACCCATGGCCCAGATATTGTCTTTGCCGGCAATGACGCTTCGCCAAGCTCAGCTATCGTAGGGAAGAACTTGCAACTAGCTAAGCAACCCTTAACGCCCATAACAAAAGCATCATCTGGAATTCCCTGTAACATTTCCCAATAAACATCTTGGCTCTCATCGCTCAACTTGCTCGACACCGCGTAAGCCGCGCACAGCGCCGCATATTGCCGATTGAAAAGTTCTCGTTTCATAACCCACGCCTCAAAATCCGCTTTGTTCGCTCGCTTAACTCGCCCTCGGCTTGTGAAATCACGCCGACCTTATGAACCCAATCGAACTCTATACTAGTCCAGTTTCGGTTAACCGCCTGCGCCAAAACCGCCGCGGGCTCGTGGCCGGCCCCGCGCAACCTTTCCAAAACAGCAATAATCCTAATTGCTATCTGGTCTGTAAGTGGAGCCCGCTTTCTTTTTCTAACCGCTTTGAATTCTTCCCACTCTTTTTGAGGTATCCAATCGGGGAGAATAAAAGGCGCTTCAGCGCTCTTATCTTGTCTCTTTTTGTCTTGTCTAGTCTCGTCTAGTCTAGTAGGGGACTCCAACGATTTCCGTGAAACATTATATTTCGACCACTTAGCTACTCTCAAACCATTACGATCAACCAACCAACCTTTACCCAATAGCCATACGAATATGGCACGAACCTTAGGCGAATAGACCCTGCACTTGCTCGCCAATACGGCATGAAGTTGGTCCGTATTAGGTCCGACGAGACCCTCATTTCTACCGGCGATACTCAAACATTCTAACCAAACAAATCCGGCTCTATCCCCAAACTTTAAACGCAATTCCCACATTTCGGGATCTTGATTAATATCGTGAGTCACCTTAAACCACCTTATGATTTTTGGCATTCAGAATCCTCAACGAACGCCACCGCGCAGAGGTACACGCTCTGGCCTTGCGGACAGACCAACGCATTGCGCAGTGGCCCCGCGATGACGCTCGTTCAAAACTCTGATTTTATGAGATCGTGTACATCCCATGGTGTTACTCTACGCTTATAGCCTATTCATGTAAAGCGCGGATTAGTTACTCATAGCTAGTTTCCCATGTTCCGTCACGTTTAAGAGTGATCTCTTGCTTATTGCCGGCTTTCGGAATCAGTTTGTTTTTGCGAAATATCTTATAGTTTACGTGATGCTGCGGCCTGCCCCATTTCTCAGTGATCGTTACCACGTCCGGGTGCTGCTCATAGAGGGATTGCGCCATTTTCAAGCGGCCATCTCCTTGATACAGCTCGTCGGTGTTGCCGCCCTTCATTGTCATCGTCGCTTTTTTGTCGATCTTGAACGAATTGAACAAAGCAGTGCACCAACCGTCCTTTAGAGCGCGCAATGATAGGTCCGTGTCCTCGTTGTAACGACCACGCCATCTATACGACAGATCGTTTCTTATTAAAATAGCTGAATATATACGGGTATTTAGTACAAATGGTGGGGTTCTTGCACTGATTGTTTTTCCGCCCAAGAATCGATAATTAAAACCCGACAAAGCGATATTTTCATATTTATCAGTAAAGTCCTCTATAGCTGTAAATCCCTCCGCCCCGCATGGTTGCCGCTTGTTCTCGTTCTGTCTCACGAAACCTGAAATATTATCGTCAAGAATCCAATGGCGTTCTGATCCTGTGCTTATAGCGTGCTCCCATACCCAATTCCGCGCCGGAATTGATCCCTGTTCGAGGTTGCTGAACGGAAGCGTCAAAACCTTCTCAGGATCGATTACAGCGGCATATTGATCGTACTCTTGAGGCTCCACAACGATTTTGTACAAAACCCCTATAAAATCTAACGCCAGAGCGGTTAAACGCGATTCCCAGCGGCCCTTAGAGATAATATAAACCGGATAACGCGGTCCCGCGCTCGTTTTCTCTATTTTATGAGAATAAACGTGTTTCTCAGACTTAGGAAACCAAAGACTTTTTGTCAGTTCGGTGACGTTTTGTTCCATTAACGACGAAAATGCGCGACGATCTTCTAAGTTGCGAAAATGCACAGTAACCGATTGGAATGGCTGCAAATCAGCCATTTTAT